CAACTGCATCTTCTTCGTTTGTGCTTTCATTGTCACTAATTGTTACAGTTGTTGCTACTGCTGCTGTCGTTGCGTTTGTAACTGTAACTCCTGCAATGACTGTATTGAGTGCTGTTCCACCAACTGTTATCGCATCAGCTTCAAGAGTGCCGTCAATATCTGCATCACCTGATACGTCAAGGCTACCTGCATCTAATTCGCCAGTAAGGGTAATATTTCTAAATGATGCAATGTCCTTGTTAGAGTCTACAACCACTGCTTTACTTGCAGCAACTGTACCTGCTGTAATACCATCTAGCATTTCTAATTCTGCTTCTGATAATTCTGCACCAGAGCCTAATGTTAAATTACCACCTACAGTCAAATTACCTGCAACTGCCAATGTGGAACTAGCAACTGTTGAGTTTGGTGTATGTGTAAGGTAAGTGACAAAGCTTCCTGATATTTTACTTGCTAAAGTCAGCGTACCACCATCAGCAATACTTAGTTTATGTTGATCCGCATTATCGTCTCCTTGGTCACTTTTGAAAACGATTCCTAAAGCAGCCCCTTCTGTTGCCGCAGCAATCTCCAGACTGTCATTAGTTGTTTCATCATATTGTATTGTAATATCGGAGTTTGTGCCAAGAGTAATGGCTTTGTTGTCAACAATGGATATTCCAAAAGCAAAAGGTACTACTGCTGTGGTTGTCTGTGTACCATCTTTTAATATAGCTGTTGTTAAGCCTGTCGCTATGCCGTCAAATTCTTCATCCATACGATCTGCACGAATCTTAACACCTGCATCTCTGTCGGTTGTCCAATCATATAATCTTGAAAATGTGCCTGAACTGTATGCCATTAGAATGGGCCTCCTGGTAAGTAAGTAAAATTAGCAGAAATAAAACTGACTGATTGTGAACTGGTTGCCACCTTGATACGCACTGCTGCACTTCTACCAAGTCGGCTTGTTGATTTTCTTCTTTGTGTTATGCCTGCACCTGCCTGATCAGCCCAATGGAAATCATCCCATGTAGCTTCGTCCCATGTTGCCAATTCAGATGCAAAACTTGTTGTACTTAAATTAAGTGCCGATACAGGTTCTTGATCGACTGCAATACCAAAATCAAAACTGACAGTAGTACTTGCCTCTAGCATTGGTGCTACAGATGAAAAACGTTTTATCGATGCTCTATCGCCAAAGTAATTAAAAGCAGTAGCAATATCACCAGTAATAGCTGCACTGACATCTGCAAATCCTCCAACTTTAAAAACTACACCAGATGCACCGCCAAAATAGGTATCGCCATTATAGCTTCCCCAAACCCTTGCAGGTATTGCCTCAAAGTTACACCATGCATTTATAATAGGGTTAAAAACGTGCTGATTATATGGATCAGTACCATCACCTGTTGGATAGTTAAAATATATCTTTGTGCCGTCTGGTGAGACAAATGTCTGCCAACCTGTTGTTGATCCTTTGGAAGCAACCTGTGCAATCACTGTACCTCTGATCTTTTCTGATAACGCTGCTGCCCTTGTGCCGATAACATCGTTTTTCATAACCTGCGATAAAGCTATATAACCTTCTTTGGTTGATACTGCTAAATCACCGCCAAACTTTGCAACGCTTCGTGGCTCATTGACAGGCTCTGCAATTCTAAAAGAGCCTATAAGACTAAAACCACTACTAGGATTAGAACCAGAGTAAACTAATACTTGTCCACTCGATAATATAATTGCCAGTAAATCATCTAAGCCTTCACCACCATCTATGGTGATTGTACCCATAGAAATAATATTACCGCCTTTATCCGCTACAACCCCCAGATTGAACAGTGTCATATTTCCAGAAAAGGTATCAACCGATGCTGAGTAATAGAATGATTGATCTGTACCACGCCACCAATAAACTCTGTTCTTATGTGCATGAACACCTTTTAACGTAGCCTGTGATGAACTATCCGATAATGTCAGCGATATATCTGCTGCACTACTGCCATCCCAACTAAACTGCTCTGCACCATTGGCAAATAATGTTCTGCCGTTAAATGCAGCCGTCTGTGATCTGCCATTAGATAATCCTGTTTTTTTACTAACAGCCGAACCAGTGTCAATCTGATACAATGTGCCGTTAGAGCCAATAGCCAGAAGTTGTCTGTTACTACCTGCATTATGTTCAATGAGTGTTTCTACATCTCCAGAACCGATACCAGTACAGAAACTTGTATAGCCTTCTCGCAATGTCACCTTTTCCACAGTAGGAAAAAAATTGCTCATTACAATAGCATCAGTTGGTTTCATAAAGTCTACTGAATCACGACTGTTTAACCCACCAAAAGGTGCAGGTATAGAAACTGATTTGACTTTATATCGACTTGCCGATTTTAAAGGCTGAAGCATTAACTGCTCACTCCATAATTGCCATCATTTAAATTGTAGCTGTAAGGTGAAACAACTAATCTTCTAGCATCATCCATGCTTAATAATGGTGCTGAACCCTGTGAGGCTACAGCCTGTCTAACCTCTAATTGATATTGTCTGTAATCTTCTGCGTAATCTAGCCCATGACTGCTTTTAAAACGCCATGTAAGACCCATTTCCATTAGATATTCTGGTAATATTCCTGTGTCTGTATCTGCCGCCCATGCAGCTTGTCCAGTACCACCAGATGTCTGGCTGTAAAAGGATGATACATACTCAAATCCTACTGTCTGTGTTGATGATGGTGTAGGGTCTATTTCAAACTTTAATGCATTAGATGCTGCTTTTAATCTAAACTTCTCTGTCGTACCAGATGATGCAGTTCCATGATTTTGCAACTGATACTGTGCAGGTGTCATTGGCCCTGTAAATATATCGTTATCTGATCGGTTATACGCAGTCTCATTTACCAATCTGTCAAAGTCACTTGGCAATGCATAAGCAGCCGTACCACTTGATGTGCTGAAAGTATGTTCTTTTAATAAGATAGGCCATGCTGTTGTTTTCATTAACTGCGTACCTTCTCTCTTTGCTAAAGCGAGTAATTGCCTTGCAATGGGATCGGTGTTGTCAATTACTGTTACTGGTCTTTCAAAACCTGTAAAATCAGCGACATTCTGGCATATCGTTAAAAGGCTCATTTTGTTTCTTTCTTCTCAACAACTTTTAATTTTGGTTTGGTTGCATTAGCTTTCATGTGCAACTTAGCTATTTCCTGTAATTGGATATAGACATCGCCCATAATCTCTAATTCTGTTACTTTGGCTTTTGCCAGTGCTTCTATTGTTTCAATACCTTTGACTTCTAACTCAACTCTTTTGTCCTCAGAAATACCTGGTAGTTTTACTAACTCTGTTCCAACAACAGGTTTCTTTTCTTTTTCTTTATACAATGCCCATGCTTTAGGAAATCTTTGTATATCCTGTGGTCTAACTGTACTTTCAAAAACATCTCTTGATTCTACAATCGGTATGCGTACAAAATCTCGCATTTCACCATTGAACATCTTTTTAAAAAATAATACTTTCATATACTCCCCTTAAATAAGTAAGAGAGGCAAGTTGCCTTGCCCCCCTATAAATTGTCTTAGAATGGAAAATCACAGATAATTTCTTTATCTGAGATATCGCCTGCTATCGCACATCCGTGACTTACGTCATCAGCAATTACATCCAACGTGCCATCCGCACTGCCCGTCGGAGTGAGAATATCCCCATCAGCACCCGCTGTTAACGCAATAGTCATTGTGGCTGCACCCTTAATCTGAATCCATCCAAACTGTAAATCAGTCATTACAGCCTGCAAAATGCCTGCTCCAATCTCTACAGAATCTGACAAATCAGACGTTACAACGTTATTTTTATATCCATCTAACGTGTAATAATAGCAAGCTTCACCTGCTACTGCGGCTGTTCCGACTGAGCCAGTGTCATACTGAATATACTTATACAACTTGGTTGGTGAATCAATCACTGCCCCATGCTGCCCAAGTTTAAATTCAGCGGTGTCACTAACTGAAGTTGGGTCAATACCCAATACTGGTACAAAACTCATATAATAATACCTCCTATATTAAGTATGTAAAACGCCTTG